TTGTTGGAGTACGTGAGCCAGTATTGTTGACCCCGCTTGAATTGTTTTCAAAATATAATACTGGATTATCTTGTGCTACTCTTTGAGAATATAATGACATAAAAATAGGCTGCGGTTAGGCAGCCATGACTCCTAACAATTTCTTATCTGCTGGTATAGAAGAAATGCTTACACCGTTTACTGTTACTGAAGGGGTAAAGGTGAGGTCGGAAACAATCGGAGCATATGACAACAAGTAAGGGGTGGTTGCTACGACAATTGTTTTGGACTCATTAAAACAAGCATTTGCTTGCATAACGCCGACCTCAACCTTTACATTCATTTAGGGTATCCTTACGCTACTGTGATACGCACAATACCTGTGCTATCCCATGTAATTGTGAAGTTACCGTTGGTTGAAGACTGGTCTGAACCGAAGTCTACATAACCAATTAGAGCTGATGTGCTTGCAGTACCTGTTGAATCATATACAACAGCATAACGAGCTGTGATTGTAGATGATGACCAAGTAACGTCAGCAGCATCAAGTACGATTACGTTTGTTGCAGAATCGTATGTAGCTGTTTTAGAAGCCAAAGTAGCTCCACCAGATGTGTAACCTGTTCCTGTTACTTCATATGTAGAAACATCGTTGAAGTAGTCATGAGCGTCCTGATCTGGTGTATAAGAAGATGTAAGAAGAGCCACCTTGATAGTGTCTGAATCAAAATCAACTTCCTTATTTAGAGCCTTAAGTAGGAAATTTCCGTATAGTTTAGAAGCCATTAGTTATTTCCTCCTTATGCAGTCTTCTCAACGATTGCAAAGCCTTCAGGCTTAGCAACAGCGAATGCACGACGTGCACGAACCTTGAGAAGAACTCCATCTGTATCAAATTTAGCATCCTTAGATACCATAGATTCGATGCCTGCACGAACACCGTTAACCATAAGATCGGTGTTACCAACGATCAAAAGTGGATTTCCTGCTGGTGCAGCTGAAGCAGCTGAAGATGTAGCAGCGCCTGCTGATACGACTACTGGGTAGCCAAATAGAGTTGCTCCACGAGCACCTAGTGGATCCTGAAGAATTGGGCGATTGTTGTCATCAACAAGGCCACGAAGAGTTCCTAGGAATGATGGGTGAATGATGAAAGCTGTCTTAGCTGCATCAAAGTATGAAGATTGTTCGATCTTTGAAAGAACATCGTTCAAGTCTGCGAATGTAACAGCGCCTGCTGTTTGAATGAGGTTAGAAGCTGAGTTGTACTGTGAAACTTCACGATATACAGATGTATATGGTGCTGTGTCTGTTCCGTCTCCTGCAACTGTCACACCAAGGCATGCGTTGTCGAATTTCTTTGCCCAGTTGGTTGCCCACTGAGTCTTGTATGTATTAAGAACATCTACGAAAGAGTCATTCATATCCTCTTCTGAGATGTGCATAATCTTAGCCCACTTACGAGCTGTTAGGGTGATGTCGTCAATTGTTACAGATGATTCACCGATTGTTGCACCTTCAGCATAAACTGCTGGAGCATCTCCAACGAAACGTGGAACACGCTTCACAGAAGTTGCCATTGGCTCACGACGTGCTTGGCTTTCAACTGCAGAATTCTGCAATGCAGCCTGAACAACGTTTGAGCTGTGCTCTTCGATTATGTAACCATTAGCGACAGTAAGTTCTGTTCTTGCCATAATAGTTTTATCCTTTTATAAGTTAGATTTTGTTAGCTTGAGAATTAATATTCGTCCAAATATTTCTGTCTGCAAGCCTAAACGTCCATCTAGCTTGCACATATATATTATACACTATATCACTTTCCAAGTACATATTTTGCTTGTAATTCGGTGGCAGACATAGGAGCATCAATTGTATTGGCTACTCCAGAATCAGCTTTACCTCCAACAATTTTCTTAGGATCAAATAATTCAGGGAAGTCCGTTTTAAGGGCCTCTAATTGAGCTTCCAATCCTTCGATTTCAAAGTCATCAGTCAAATTAATTTCCGATGTCTTAATATACTTAAGTAATTTATCAGCATTAGGAACTCCATTTTCAAGAAGTTGTCTAATTATCTTGTCATTCTTAAGTTTAGTCTGAATAAGGTTAGCCTTTTCTTTTGTAGCCGCAATTTCTGCTTCTATCGCTTCCTTTTCCATTCTAAAACGCTTAGCGTCATTTTTTGCACGGTCCAGAGCAGCTAATACTGCCGCTGGGTCTTTGATCTCTGTAGACGTACCTTCTACGAGTTCATTTTCCATTTATTTCTCCTAATCGTCCAATTAAGGTTCTATATCGCCCTGTTCCTGATCTAGGACAGTGGCTCTTTCTATGGCAGCTTGTTCAAGCGCATAGTTATGTGCATTTATTACTTCAGATGTTGGATTTGCTTGTAATCCTTGTTGATTCATGGATTCTGCCACAACTGCATCTGCGATTTCTGGATCATATCCTGCCTCAAGAAGAATCTGGCGTAATCCTACACCTACAGACTTCTTGCGAACTGCGATATCCCAATTATCTAATGAGTCAATTGACTCTGCATTTTCCCACTTAACTTCTACGTCTGCAGGAATGTTTTCAATCTTGAACATGAACTTAAATAAGTCTCTCCAGGTTGAACCAAATGCAAGCTGACGATTTTGTACCTTCTTGAATAAAGGTGCTTCAGCTACACGAAGTGCTTGGCCTGAAGGAATGTTTGAGCCCTTCAAGAAATAATGATTTGGAGTTGATGTAATTGATGCCATCGCATTTACATATTCCATTACTGGTTCTGTAAATATTGCTGGATCAGCTGCTGGGAATTGTCCAACAGATGAGACTCCTTGTAAATACCAAAGTTCACCTGGGCCATTTTGTAGGGCACCAATGTTCTCTCTAGCTGTATCATCCTCTGAGAAATCATCTAATTCAGATGAACTACCGCCATTTGATAATGCATAGCGCTGTGGAGCACCTTGATAATCAACGGTGAACATGTGAGTTGAGATTAACTTGTTAATTGCATCCTGTGGACCATATGCATCAGCATGTTCTGGTCTTCCGAATGGTTTATGTGTGCGGAAGTGGAATACAGGAATTTCTCCCCATGGATTTGGAATTGTTTCCATCAATGAGAGGTTTATGTTATTGGTAATTGTATCAATATCGCCATATCCCATATACTTCTCAATACGATCTGGATAATACATGTTTAGTTTAATAAGCTTTGTATTTCCATCCAATACTTGCCAAATCTTAGCCGCAAATTCCTTCTGACGAGGATTATCTTGGCTATAGATAATGGTTGTGCTCATAGGTGAGTTGTAATCAATTGCTAATGTTCCAGTTTCATCTGGCCATACAATTGCATATGAATCACCAAATACAAGAGCATTACGGTGAATTTCATTAATATCAAGCTTTAGATCTGTTTGATTCCAGATTTCATCAATGTAAGTCATTGCTTGTTCTGTTCCAGCCAGGATTTGCTTGATTTCAAGGCGGTTGAGAACTGAATCTACAACTGTCTTGCTAAAATTGAATCTAAAATCGCTTCCCTCATATCGAAATACCTTGAACCAGCGTTGATTAGCGAATACTTCGCCATTTACACCTTCATAGTAGGCTTCAGCTTTCTGATAACCTTCTCTTTTGGTCAAAATATTCTCAAGGGCTATTTTAATGTCTGACATATTATCTCCTTAAGTAATTTAACTGCTTTGCAAATACTTTTGGTGCCTTATTATCTAGAAAATATAGAACACCAGATGTTACAGCATCAAGAACGTCATCATGAGACACCTTTGGAAACGAAAACATTTGTTCCTCAAGCGCTGGAAAGTGTGCAGTATGCCTTACTTTTCCCTGTTGATAGAAGTTTAAAGCTTTACCAGCACGTATTTGCTTTGATACTGATTGCTTTATAGATCTATATTTTACAGGAATATCCTTAAATACGTCTTGCCATAGGTCTCCACCTTGGTTTGTTTCAACATATATGACTCCAGGATCATATAGCTCCACCAATGCGGCTACCCGTTCTGACAATTCAGAAGGAGATACTTTCAGCTGAAAAGCATCTCTTACATAAATATTGTCATCTTCTCCTCTGCTCAATACAGCAATACCTGTATAGTCAGAAATCTTTGTTTTAGTCACAGCTGGGTCAATAGAAATGATTGTATTTCCAAACTCTGATTCTCCAATAATAATATCTTCAAATGTCCAGAAGTTACCATCTGTATTTACAGGACGGTTCATATAGTTTTTAGCAAAATCTCTTAGATGTCTTTGGCTTTGAAGCCATTCTAAAGACCATTTCTCAGGCCATACAGAGCGTTCTGAGCCATCATCATTAGATAGGATGGCTGGATAGTAGTGGACACGTACATTCTGGTCTGTAATCCATGATAAAGCCTGATCTCTATCTCCCTGTGAATACTTTCTAAATTGATCCATAATTGAATTAGGCATGGTGGTGGTACCAACAATAATCATTCTGGCATAAATATTCATAGGAGCAATATCATCAAATACAGTATTCATTTGCTTGCCAGCTTGATATTCAGAGTAATTCTTTTCACCCTTCTCAATATCATCAAGAATAATAAGGTCAGGGCGTTGACCAAAGACCTTTTTACCCAATGAGTTAGTATCAATACCATTAGCGTCAAAGATAAAATCATTTGCTTGAATAATACGCCAAGAGTTTGATGCAAGGGAACGCCCAGTTGAAGCGACAGCTTTAGGTGTGCATAGTTCTTGATAATCTGATTTGAGATATTCATTTGTCTCCAGTTCATTCTTAAATGTCATTAAGTGCGTCTCAGCCTGAGAAGCAGCATCTGAAAATGCAGCAATAAACTTAACATGACCATGGGCGGCAGCCCACATAGGTAATATAAGAAATATCCATGTAGATTTACCACATTCACGGGGGGCTATAAAAGCATCTCTATTTGATTTAGGTTCAGTTGGTTTATTTATCCAAGTCTTGCCATATTCAGCCAGATCCCAGTGGAATTCAGATAACGTTAATTCATCATTGCCATTCTTCAAATGATGTGGCAAATAGATCAAAGCAAAAAGCATAGGGTCATATTTAGTAAGTTCCCGCCTGCCTTCTGGAATTGATAATAATTTTGGATTAATGTCATCAAGATAGTTTGTTATACTATTCATTTTTACTGTCCAAATTTATTTACGTATGCAAAAATAATAAAAATAAATTTATTTGTCAAGTGGGTGGTCCACATTCTGAGATATATTTGCATGTAATGATTCTTTAATAGATTTAGATCTCATTTTGGCTTCATTTAATATATCTATTATAGCCAAATCAGATCCATCTTTATTTCTTTGTTCATTAATGTTAGTTGATTTACCTTCTATTAGATTAATTGTTTGTATAGCCTTATGTATGCTATTAGATAGTTTGTTTATATCATCTGCCAATAGGTCTTCTTCGTATAGTTTCTCTACCGCCCTGTCTATAACAGCCTGTGCTGCAAGGACCTTCTCTTTATCATTATAGAAGATGTCTAATTGTTTTGACATTGATGCTAATGTATTAGCTGTAGGCATATCTAGATTTCTTTGTGTATAGAACTTCTTAGATGTATGATATGACTTAGGATATCCTAAATATCTCATAGCTGGACCAATGCCCATTTCATTAGCCGTCTCTATAAATGTGCTAATTTGTTCTTCTGTAAATGTGGGATATCCCATTTAATTCCTCCAAATGTCGACAAATCGACTTATATATATATCCGTTTACCGTTAATTTGACATTACGGGCCCTCATTTGATAGACTCGTTATATATATAATAAAACTATTTAGTTTTGTTTTTCTTTTCTAGCCAAGCTTTCTTCTTTTGATCTTTTTTAATCTTTGCTTTATATAGGGCATCTAGATTGGTTTCTCTTCTTATTCCGTGTTTATTGGTGTCTATTATTATTCTAGCCATCCCGCCCCATTTTCTCCATCCTGATCCCATAGTTGATCTAGGAATTCCTTTAGTGGACCGCTTGTCATAAACCCAAAAGTCTTTTCGTATGTGTTTTCGTCGTCATATATTTCGATTGTCATAATCAAATTGCCATCTGGTCTATAGTATAGATCTTTGGCATATGGGTATAGTCTCATCTCGTTATCTGCCTGTACACTCACGAAATCTCTGAAATCTCCACGATGTCTCACTAGATAATACATCCTTGCATTATAGTACTATTATACCTTAATAATAAGAGAAGGGGCCCAGGGACAATTGGCCGAACCCTGGACCCCTGACTGACTTCCTTAATTGGTTTGTGGGGTTGTCAGTCTATATATATATTCATAACCTAGTAAGGGAAGTAATGAATAAGATAATTATATTATATTTTTGTCTTTCTTGTCAAGAGACTTTTTGTTTCTCTTTATTAAGGACCATCCTTGAGGAATTGGCCAGTCCCATCTTTTGTCCATCTTCATTCTTTCTGCTGCATATCTATCTAAAGAATCACTAATGGATTTATCTAACTCTTCCTGCGACATTTGCTTAACCTGTTCCATTGTGTAGTCACACCAGAATGATCTTATAACGGCTGCTTCTTTTCCTGTTCTGCCCGTCGCATCATATGTGTCATTTTTTCTTCTTCTCATTGAATTTCCTTAACGCTATAACTGATCTTTGTCTCCAACACGGCTTGCAATAAGAATTTAATTTATCCTTAACATTGTTTTTTACACCAAACTGGCTACGAGGCTTTTCTAGGCCACAATCTAGGCAGACCTTACTAGTTACATACACCGTTGCCTTTTCGGCCTTTATAGCCTCCCTGTAGGCCTTATGATGGGCCTTGTGACAAGCTTTACAGTATGCCTGAAAGCCATCTTTAGATTGTTTATCTAAATTAAATTCTGTTACTGCTTTTTCTACTTTACATCCACTACACTTCTTCATTTGTTTTCATCCATCCTACTACTGATCCTTTGCTGTTGCAATTTGCACAGACTTTATCGTATCTAATAAATTCATCACAATCATCACACCAATAAATTGCGCCTTCTTGTTCTACCATGACAACCAATCCTCCTCAATAATTCGGGCGGCGGCGGAACTTTGTTCTTCTAATACCAGAATATCCTCTGGCTGAACATTTATATTATTTATAACCAAGGATTCGTTAGAATCCTTCATATTTCTATGTGTATTTATATTTGTATTTATATGTGTATTTATATGTGTATTTAGTTTCTCACCATGACTATAGGGTCTGCTCTCAGGGAGCATAGGGGTGTATTCACATGAGTTATCCCATCGCATCTGTGAGTATAGGTATGCTCTCTCTGACAATACCCTCTTAGCTCTAACAATGGTAGAAATACTTAAGCCTGTTTCTTTGGCTAATAATTTATTACTTGGAAAGGCTGGATCACCCTTTGAAAAATCAAAATGAGATGCTATTATTATAGCTGTCAGCCTGGCATTACTTGGTAAGTCTGAAGAGCGAATTGCTCTTATATATGACATATAGTCCATTACTATCCCCTCTCTAGGAATAGCATAAGTATACTATAACAGACTTATTGTGTCAAACTATTTTTGGGATATTATTTCAAAGATGTGGTCAATGCGTTGTTCAAGTCTATTAATCTGATCTTTCATTGATCCACCACCATTAGGTCTAAGTTCGTATAAATAATGTTTAACAAGCCATTTAACGAATGCCGTAAATCCTGCTAAAACGGACATAA